TTATTTTAACAAGATTACTCATATTATACTCCTCTCTCTTGAACTTTTATTTTAATCTCTTTTGTATCCATATCAACTAAAAACTCCTCATATAACTTAGGGTGCTTTTCTTTGAACTTAGATACATCAAATCTTTTCATTGTTCTTTTGATTAATTGAGCAAAACCCTCAATACCATCAACTTTATTTAATATGATTAGATTTGTTTTAAGAGTTTCAAACAACTCAACATGACTAGGTTTAATTAAGTCATTTGATTTCTTTTGTTGTTTTACTTGTTCAACAGAATAGTGATAATTCACTAAATCTTGTTGTTCTTTTTTTGTAGCTTTCTTAATAAGTCTAGCGACTTTTTTTAGATTGCTCATAACATTTCTCCTTTATAAGTTAATTGTTATCCCATCATAATAAGATTATAAAAAGATTAATCAACAAAAAAATTCAAAATAATTATAATTAATATCAATAGTATTAAAGGTATAAAAATCATCATTTGGTCCAATTTTAAAATTTTTTTCGGAACTGGTCTGGGCAGCTATCCATAGTTTAGTTTAAACAAAACAACGCCGACGGCGTGGGCGTGGGCGTGGGCTAATGCCCACGCCTTTGCAGGTTAGCAAATTTTAAACCCTCTTGAGTCTTCGCAGAACTTTATGAACTCCTCTACATTTTCCATTGTGAATGGGTAGGAACTTCCATAATTATATTTTGATTGTATCCAATCCCAAGTATCGTGGTCGTCCTTTGGATAGTCAGCAGGTGCGAGATTTTCTTTTCCTTGTTCTTTCTCGACTTTCTTTGCTAACATATCGTGACACCTCTGAACAAACTTATTATTCTTTTCGGCTCGTTCTGTGTCTCTTTCTGTTTTTTTAATTGCCTCTGATACCTTTCCATTTTTAATCAAAGCTTTTAATTGTTTGGCAATTTGCATAGCAGTTTCTTCGCTTACTACATGTCCGTCATTGTGTTGCCAATGTTGTTTATCATCATCTAATATGCAACCCGTTTCATTACAAACAAAGTCGGCAAGTCTTCGCCACCACCAAACATTGTTCCTAAAGTATTCGCCATTTTCGTTTTTGTGATTTCCTAGACTATATAAATCAAAGCCCATCAGTCCCTCTCTTTCTTTGTTTCTCTTTTTTCTTCGTGTAGTCTTTGTATGAAGTTAGGATATTCTTCTTCCATATTTTCGCCATACGCAGAAGTCCAAGCATTTAATATCTGTGCAAGTGTGTACATATATCTCCTTTTATTAGTTAGTTTTCATTATCTTATCAAATCCCACCCTGAACACAAGAAGAATTTTTATGAACTTCGTCAGTCCTGAACACAGCTGCCTGGCATCTGGTTCTTCTAGTTCTATTATTTACCTCGTAAAACCTTTACTGCGTGGGCGTGGGGGCGACCTTTTCCTGCAACCAGGTCCCAGCTGCCAGATCCCAGCTCCTGATGCAAGTCCTTATACCTCAAATAAACGAGGAAACATGTGGGGTGTGGGCGTACCACTTCTCCCGAAGCAGCCGTGCCTGGCCAGCCAGACTGGTAACCTTCGGTTCAGTCTCCAGGGAACCGGTCGACACGGGACGGTGTGGGCGTGGGCTTAGGTAATCCCTGTGCAGCCACGGATCAGCATCACCAGCAGGAGGATGTAGCTCCATCCTGCTAGACGCGGGTAAAAAATTAGCGGTGTTACGAGGGCTACAATCCATAGCACTGTTATCCTGTCTTCGCCCAAGTGATGCCATCATCGTCTGTCTTGAATCTAACGATGTCACCGAGCTTCAGGTAACTAAGCTTCACAGGCTGATTGTCTAGCACCCCTTGTCCCCTGGATCTCGTGCCATTGGTGATGCGCACCCACATCTTTTCATCACCATCCTCATCGTCGTGAAACCATACATATACATACTCACGCATCTTTCGCTGTCGCTCTAGCTTTTTGATGTTAAAGTATGTTTCTTTTCCTTTATGGGGACAAGACCACATAACATTCTGACTCTCTTCCCATTTAGCCTCTTCGGATTCCAACGGATCCTTCATGATGAATTTCTTTACCATATAAGAACTCCTGTCTTGAAGAGTATTGCAAACACAGCTGCTGCAAAAATTAGTTCGGGTAATATTGTATTCATTTGTTTCTCCTTTGTTAGTTGCTTACTTAGATAAGACTTGGTGGGATAAATGTCAAGAAGTATTTTCTTCGAAGCTTTCGTCAGGAGATCCTGCGCTGCTGGCCAGATCCTTCTTTGTCCAACAGGCAAACCCGTGTTCCCTTCGGAACGGGGGCGTGGGACGAGAAAGGAAAATGAATTAAACCAAATCCCACACCCTAGCGAATCGTACCATGCATCAGGAGGCAGCGCCAGAGCCCAGCTGCCAGCTGGGATGCAGGATAAGTTCAATAAGCGTTGGGAAACGGGGGTGGGAGAACGGGACGGGATCACCGGGTAACCGCTGCTTCGCCTGGCCAGCTCCTTCGAGTTCAAATAGTCGTGGGAAATGTGGGGTTTCGCAACGGGACGGGACTCACGCCCCAGATCCCTGTGAAGGATGCCCAGCTGCCCAGGTGATCAGAGCTCTTAAGTCGTGGGACTTGCGGAGTGGGACGGCGTTTCGGGACTCACGGGACACGGCCAGAAGTTCTATAGGCCCCTGCAAGAGGGGCCTATTCAAGATATACGCTGTACCACCTGCTTTCAAGTATTTTATATGCCAATTAATTTGATACTTTGACAAGCCACAATTCTTGCTGGTGTTGGCTTTAAGTTCAAGCCAAAAAACTTTCTTATTTACTACACAATGAACATCAGGAATTCCATTGATTGTGTTAGATTCTATGCGAGTAAAATGCCAATCCTTATTTAAATTTTTTATATTATTCCACAGTTTAGATTCCTTACTTTGCGCCATAATTTAATCGGTCAAAGTTGGGTTACAAATGTGTCCAATTACTTCTTTACCAGCAATAGTATGTTTGTAAATATTTTGCCATTCTTCATGATTTTCTCTCTCGGTAATAACCAAATTCTTCTCCCACCACTCACTACAAGATGTATCTATTGGTTTTGTGACCAAACTAAAAGTGTTATCTCCATTAATATATATAATCCCAATATTGTCATAACTTAACGATTTTTGTGATGACAGAATTAGGAATAATAGTAGAGCCCCCAATAGTTTCAATATGACCTTCATCTCCGTCCCTTCCATCTTTCAGACCATAATCTGCAAAGATTCTTGTTACACCTTTTTCACGGGAAACTAACCAACCTCTAGATACCATTCTACCTAGCTGAGATTTTTTAAGGGTTTCAAAAGTTTGCCAACCCGTTTCACCTACAATGTCCAACCAATGGATTTCAACAAAAGGATAATGTTCTATTTTTTCTTTTGGAAATTTATAATTTAAATCTATATGTTTTGTTTTTTTTAATAATCTTTTGCTCTTCATTTTCCATCCTTTGTCTTAACATTTACTACACCAACAGATGTTGTCAATGTACTGTTATGGACTTCGTTAAAAACAGTTAACCAATTACGCCAGGTTTTCGTCTGTAGAAGTTTCTTCTGGCGTAATGTTAATAATGTTTTTGGCCTCTCCAATTTTTGATTCAAGCTCCTCAAGTCTTTTCTCCAATTGCTCTCTGTTCATACCCTCTAGACCGATATGACTTATTTCTTTTCTATCAACAAAGTGACCTGCCATTTGATCTCTTCTAAATTGAGCAGTTATGGCTGCTGTCATCTGACCTTTATCTTCAGATTTTTGTCTTAGTCTAGAATAATGTTTATAAGATAACAATTTATCTTTTTCTTCTCTCTCTAACTCTTGAGACATTCTTTTTTCAAAATACCGTACTATATGAGGATTTTTATCTGGATTTAATAATCTACTTGCCTGATCTGTCGGACCATATTTGTTTGTTGAGGTAAATCCTGCTTGTTTAGCTGCTTCTACCTTCGAAATTTCGCCATAATTGGCTACATAAATATCAACAAACTTACGCTGCCTAGGTGTAAGTTCTGATATAGTTTTCAATTGATTTGCTTTTTTTGGCACCCAAATACTATATACCCTCCTCTTACAAAAATAAATAGCAATAAAAAAATTTCCATGCTCTGCCCGTAAGGAGAATGTTTACTCCTAGCTTTTTTAGGAGTACTCCTAGATATTTGACTGGTTCTAGGAGTACAATTAGCCTTATTTACCAAGGATAATAGCTTAAAATTCCTAGACTCCTAGATATTTTTGTAAGTTTCACGTAAAAAATATTTTATTTTTTTTCTAAGCAAGGGGTATATGGCTGGTTCTAGGAGCGTGTCCCGTGTTTATTGGCTTTTTTACACGTTTTCAGCTATCAACGTGCATTAGTTTAGAACCATTCTAAACTGTATCATTATTATTTTGACATCACTGACGCACCACGATACAGTGACCAGATATGTTTTTTTCATATAAATGCTCTCTTGATACTAACAAAGGAGGAAAAATGACTTGACTAATTTCATACTTTAAACTATCTACCAAGTCTTGATTATGTTTCATAATCATTTCTTTCTAAGTTAGTTGGAGAAGGGCCAGACCGGGAGACTGTGCTGGCCCTTTTTTATTTTTAAACGGTTCTTTTTTTATATTGATTTCTTAACTCTTGCAAAATTTCTGTATCCTTCATGCTTTCCC